AATATTTCCCATAATAAAAAACCCCCTGGCGGTCCAGGGGGGCCTGAAGGTAAAAACCTCCAGGGAAGTTCATTTTAATTTTACCTTCTTTTTTAAAATATCGTTCTCTAAGTCTATAAATTTTAACTCAATTATTTTTCTATTCATATTTTCTCCTTTTAGCCTAAATCTTTACATTCCTTCTCAAAGTGACAATAGTTACATATCCAGGTCTGTTTTTTATCTATTTCAGTTATCTTAGGCAAATCTTTCTTGTTTATTTCATTTAAGTTTTTATTCCAGACTTGATTTAGAATTTCAGCATTATCAAAGGCTTTTTTGATTGGAGTATATAATTTTTTATCATCTTCAGTTCTTATCTTAATTAAGTATTTCTTAGAACAGTCAGAGCCTATATATACAAGACAGAGTCTTTCTATTTCAAAAATATCTTTTAATAGCCAATAATAAAGATTTAATTGGACCTGATGCTCTAAGTGAGGATTATCCCATCTGAGTGAATAGTCATCTGAGATTCTGCCTGCTATAGTTTTGAAGTCATAGATTATTTTTCTCTTAGTATCTATTTTATCTGGAGTCCCTGAGATTTCTATATTCTTATATTTCTTAGTAAATCTTGTCTCTACGATGCATTCACTATCTTTGTAAGTTTGTAAGAACGAATGAATTATAGAGCCTCTAAATAAAGCATAAAAATCTTCTGGTTCTATGATATAGTCTAAGTGAGCGTAGAAATAAGCTCGTCTTGGACAAGATAAAAGTTTAGTTACAGTCAAATCTTTTGAATATTCTGAATCGTCTTTATTAAGCCAAATTAAGTATTCAGTGAATATCTGACATTCAAAATTAGTTTTTGAGCATTCAATACATTCATTTAAATCTAAGACTGCTTCTCTTCTTTTACAATATATGCCTTTTATCATTATTATCTCCTTTGTTATTCTATCTTAATTAATTTCTTAAATTCAATATTGGCTTCTTTAATAAAATCTAATAATTCTTTTAAGTCTTGGAAAATACCGTTATCTTCAAACCTAAAAATTTCATTCCTTATATTCTTTTTTCTTATTCTTTTTGTCATTTTCTACCTCCTTTTTTTTATTTTATTCTTTTATTTATTATTAACTTTACTAAAACAACTTGGGCATAGATATACATTGAATTTATGATTATAATACTTAGTCTTTTTCCCACAGAAATTACAAAAATTCTTTTCTTCAGTATCTAATAGAATAATTTTCTCTCTACGATTAAAGCCTTCATCCAGTATATAACAGATTACTTTAAACTCATAGTAAGCTAAGTCAAAGCCTTCTTTTATAGCTTCCTTTTCAATCAATCCCTTAATCTTTTGTCCTAATCTATCTAAAAATTCTTTTTCCATTGTCTCACCTCCTTTATATATATTATATCATACTTAATTCATTTTGTCAAATTTAATGCTTCTATATAGTTAATGAAATCTTTTCTATATTTCTGCCAGATTATATCCATAGAGTATTTTTCAATGTCTTTCTGGGCTTCTTTATTATTAATTGCTCTGAATATTATATATTTCACAAAATCTTCTGTTATATAAGTCAATCTATGCCTTTTGTTTAAATAATAATTGACTATTGAATTAACCAGGTTCTTAGCATCTTCTTCAGTTAGATAAATTCTTGATGATTTATCAGAATATCTAATCTCTATCGGATAGGCGGACAATTCTGATATTACAATTTCTAAGTCTCCAATCTTATTAAGTTTTATTATCATATTATCACCTCCTTTCTTTCCTTTTATTAGTCCTTTGTTAAGAATTTAATTAATTCATCAAAATCTTGTCTTGTTTTAATATCTTCAATTTTCTCTACTTTACAGATTTCTTTGAGTATCTCTTTCAAAAACTCATCTGAAATATTCTTTTTCTTGGCAAGAAATTTTATAAACCCAATCTGTTTGCCTGTAGGTTCAAATCCTTTATTATTTGTTTTAGTCTCTTGTTTCGTTCTTAATAAATCTCTTATTTCTTTCAAAATTTCTCTGATATCTGTCAGTATTTTATAATCAGTTTCAAATTTCATTATTTTTCACCTCCTTTCTCTGCTTTAAGTTTTATTATTATTGGTTTTCTTCCATCTGGTTCTTTCAATGTTTCTATTAATTCCTCATCTTCTAAAGTTTCCAAAATTTCCCGTAATTCTCTGGTCTTTATCTTTATCTTTCTTAATAAGTCAGAATATTTTATTTCACCTTGTTCTTCTAAAATATTTATTACTTTGTTTCTGATTACCTGATATTTTGAAAATGATAAACTTTCAAGTAATTTTTCAGTTCTTTTTCTTATATTTTCTATTAGATTAACTGCTCTTTTTACTGAATATTTATCAATAGTATTCTTCCCAATATTTCTTGAATTTGAGATAAAATATAAGATACTAAATTTTAGAACATAAATTAAGAGTCTTGAGTAGAATATAGATAAGCCATTACCTTGTTCCAGTATTCGTTTATTCATTAAATCTGCGTAATCTGCCAGGATTTTTTTAGCTGGAGTTGAAAGACCTAATTTCTGTTCTTCTTTATCTTTGTATTTCTCTTTAAGTAAGCTAATACAATCTCTGATAATTTTTTGAGAATTTTCTTCAAATTCACCTGGATAAGGGTATGAGATATTCTTTTTTTCATATACATATATCAATAGAAATCTTGGTAAAAATCCTGAAGTCAAATCTTCTTCTTTTATAGATTTCTGAATCCAAGCAGGAGTAGAACCAGCGAAGATATTTATAAATGGCATTTTGATTTCATAGGTATACTGAAGAGTTTTCCTTTTATACTCAGATTCACAATCATATAAACTAACTAATAAACTTTTAACTCCAACAGCGTATTCTTTTTCCCATAGTTTCAATGGACTAATAATTTCATCCATTATAAATATCCCTTGTCTTTTAAAAGCTATTTCCTTAATTAAAAGTTCTGATGAATATTCGTGTGGGAATATATCTTCTTGGTCTATGAAGGATTTAGTCAAATCAAGGACCGTAGATTTTCTGTATAAAGTAGACTTTGCGATTAAAATTGCCCAAAGGTTAGGAAATATTTTTTTATGTCCCCACTGGACAAATAATTTTCTTTTGATTGTAATTGACAAAATCATTAAAGCAGAAATCTCAAGAAATATTTCAGGAGCATCAGTCACCTTTTTCTTCTCAATTTCTTTCAAAAACTCTTTTACGAAATCCATTTAATCCTCCTTTTTTCTTATTTCTTTTAGAAAACTTTCTTTTAAGCTTTTTTCTATTTCAGTTTCCAAACCGACCATTTCAAGTTTTAAGTTCTCTAAAAGCTTTTTGAATATATTTTTGATGGAATGAAAAGTTTCTTCATATTTCTTAAATACATTTGAGCAATCTTTACAGACAATAAGTTTAATCCCAAAGATTTCTTCTGGATTGGTTTTTCTAATTCTTTTGCCACAAATCTGACAATATTTTAATTTCATTTTTACCTCCTTTTCTTTAAAATAAGAAATTCCAAATTTAAGGTTTTCAGGCGAGATTTTTAATCGGTTAATGGTTTTATATTAACCAACCAAAAATCTCGCCCGTAAACCCTATCCACGGCTTTAAAAACCCTATTTTAAAAGATGGTCTAACCAGTATTTTTATATTCTTTTAAATAAGTAAGTAATTTTTTAAAATCTTCTCTGGATGAAATATCATTTAGGGAGTCTATTCCAAGCAATTCTTTTAATATTTCTTTTCTTTTTTCATTTGAAATGCCTTTTTGTTTACACAGAGAAAAGATATATCTTCTTTGATTATCTGAAATTTTAAATACTGGTTTAGTTTCTTGAACTATTACTTCATTAGCATCAGTATCAGTATCTTCTGTTGTAATATTTAGAACTCCCATTAAAGCATATCTTTTGGCATAGGTCAATGTGGAGCCCATCTTTTGTATATCGTTCATATACTCAGACCTTTCTATAGGAATAACAAAAGATGAGCTTTCTGAATGGCCTAAATAGTGTTTCAAGATACAGATAACTTCTATTTCCCTATCTGAAAGTTTCTTTGTCTGGAATGATATTGAAAACCCTAATTCAGTTAGCAAGGGTTGAATCTCAGTCATTATTTTCTTCAAAGAAGCATATCTGTATCTTATAGAACCGTCTTTGTTTTTTACTACTGAATCTGTCTGGATTGGCTTTAGTCTTGTCTGAAATTCGCCTAATGCTCTATAAAATTCTTCTTTAGCATTCTCTTTTTTGATATCTTCCCTTATCTTCATTAGCCTTTCCAATGTATCTACTGAAGCATCTTTCTCTATCGCTCTCAAAAATAATTCTCTGATATCAAATTCTTCTGCTTTTTGTATTGCTTCAACAATATCTTTATCTTTCTTTTCCATCTCTATCACCTCCTTTCCTTGTGTCTATCTTTAATTCTTGATTGTAAGCTTGATATGCTTTAATTTGTCTTTCTAATATCTTTAAGTATAAATCTTCAAGCCTGTCTCTTACTGATTGGATTTCTTCTAATAAATCTTGTAATTCTGTTATATAGGTCATTAAAATCTTTCTTTTCATCTCTTCTCCTTTCTTATTTTACTTTATTTTTATTAAAGTTTCAAAAAATTTGTCTGGATTTAAACCAAGTAGTTTCTCCAAGTCCTTCTGGTCAATTACACCAATCAACCCTTGTGAAAGAGAATAATCAAGTCCTCTGATTGATAAGTCTTTATATATCAACAAAGGAGTTTTGATTATCTTTACCTTTGAGTGTCTGATTTCATTAACTGTAAATCCTAATAGAAAGCAAAATAGAAGTATCAGAAGAGTTAAGATTTTATCTATGATTTGTTTTTTCATATTCTCACCTCCTTTCTTTTAATTAGTCTTCATCCCATAGAAATCCACACTGCTCACATTCAGTCACCCAAGAAGCAATTTCCTCATTTGAATGGTCTATTGTTATTATTTTGCCACCACAGAAACACCTGACATCTTCATACTTATTTGTAAAAGGCACTTTTCTTTCTATATTGTTATATTCTTCCAGATGGTCTTTTCTTACTTTCAACCCAATAGCTGATATTTTCCTATCTTTAAACGCCTTCAATTCTTCCTGGTCTTCGTGGAGATGGTCAAATAAATCATCAAAACCTTCCCCACAAAGCCTACATCTATATTTATATCTCTTCATTTTATCACCTCCTTTTTTGGTTTTTTTGACTTATTCTTCTATAATAATATCCCAATTTTTGTCTATCTCTAGGTCTTTTATATCTTCCATATTTTTAGTCAATACTGCTTCTATTTCTTCTGTTGAAGCATCAAAATCTTTTAGAATATGTCCACAATGCGGGCAATACACCCAAGCTTCAGGATTATCTATTGCTTCTGTGCCTTTGTCTATTGATTGTAAAACTCCGTCTTCATCAATGAAATACTCCCATTTCTGTTCCACAAGCTCACCCATTATAACTGACTCCAATTCCTCTTTACACCTATAGCATTTTATTTTCATAGTCTCACCTCCTTTCTTTTCTTTTTATTTTTAATCAAGTCTTGTATAAGCATATATTTTATAGCCTTTTTCCTGTAATACACTTGATATTGTATAGTAAAAAGCCTCTAATTTAGCGAAATGCCCGTTTGAATAACTGAATTTATCTATATACATATAATATATATTTCTGTAGCCTTTCCCTAATTCAATGTAATGCTTGCCTATATAACCTTCCCATCTATCTTTTTCTTTCTTTTTTAATAGTCTCTTTAATATCTTTATAAATTCTCTGTCAAAGACTTGTAAAGCACCTGAGCCACACCCACTAAACTCCTTCATATAATAGACCTTACCGTTCTTGATAGGTCTGCCTTGTAGGTCTGACTCGTAAGTTATTTCATTCCCTTCTTTGACTTGTTTCATTGCTTTATAGCCTTCTTCTATTGCTGTGATTAATAAATTCTCGGCTAATAATTCATTAAGCATCTGAGAAGCTTGTTCTTTTGTAAGTCCTTTATCTCTCCAATCTTTTTTGGTAAGACAATACAAAGCCCATAATTGTTTTTTGGTTGCCATTTCCATTATATCACCTCCTTTCTTTTTTTTTTTTTTTTTTTTTTTTTTTTTTTATTATTTCTTTATTTTAATTCTTTTAATAAGACTGAGATTTTGCTTCCAGGGCCTGCGATATAAGACTCACAGTTGCTACAGATTAACCAATAAGTTTTTTCCTTCTCTATTCGGCTTCTCTTCTTCTCTTTAGCTTCAATTATTTCAAGAGTCTGTTTTTCTATGAGATAATTTTTAAGTTCTTTTTTACAGTAAGGGCATTTTAATTCCATCTTTGTTCACCTCCTTTTTTGCTTATTTTAAATTCTCTCTAAAAGCTTAAATCTTTTTTCAGTGCTTAACATTTGCCAAGTTTTTGAGCTTATTATAGAATAATAGATTAAATATTTAATTAACTTATTTCTCTCTCTTTTCGCCTTCTTTATTAATTCTATTATTCTTCTCTCTCCCATTTTATCACCTCCTTTTTTCTTTCTTTTTTCTTTTTTAATTCTTTTTTATATTTTTTTTCTTTTTCTTTATTAATTATTTAAGAGAAAAGCTTTTATTTTTTAAGCTTTTTTTATTTATTATTTTAGTCTTTAGTCTTTTCTGAGTCTTTAGTTTTTCAAAGAGTCTTTTCTTAAAATAAAAATTGAGAGCTTTTTCTTTCAAAAATCGCTCTTAATTTCCTTTTATTAAAAATGAAAGAAATATAATCCTTTGTAAGTATAATTTGGTCTGAGTGTCTTATATAAAATTCAATCTTATAAAATGGAAGCCCCGTTAGATTCTCCCACTCCAACGGGGTCTTGCCTTTTATTAGTTCTGGGATTTGATATTTCATTTTTTGCTCCTTTTTTTTTAATTTTATGCCAAAAAAAAGCCCCCGCTTTTCACGGGGGCTTTACCTTACTCTATTATGCCTTGCTCAACCGCCCATTTCACAAATCTGATAATCTGCGTTTTAAGGTCGTTTGCTTTACTGACCTTGAATATCCCAGTCAGCTCAATAAATTCCTCACCGCTCAATCTCAAATAATGAATGCTCCCATTGCCATTGTCGCTTACCTGCTCAATCTTGTATTTGAGCTCCATCTTTTTCACCTCCTTTCCTTTTTTTATGTTTTTCTATTATTATTATACCCTGTTTTTATGTAAACTGTCAAGGGATACTGTATAATCCAAAATTATCAAGATGCTATATTATAAAAGTGTCGTAGTCCCCACACGCAGCAATTTAAGATACTTAGTTTTTAAAAGAAATACTTAGATTTAATATAATAAAGGCTTAGAAATAAACTAAAGAAAAAAAAAGATAAGAAGTATTGACAGAGGGAAGAAAAAGGAGTAGAATAATAGACAAATGGATAAAAGAAAGCGGTTAAAGGTTCGTGAATTAAAGGACAAGCAATGGGAGCGGATATCAAAGAAGATAGCCTTATATCAATACAGGTCAGGAGAGGAATTTTTTGCTTTAGTATTTAAATCAGGTTTAAGTGAGGAAGAGATACTAAAGAAGGTAGAGAGTTATAATGTAAAGTTATATCCGAATGAATTAAAGTATTACAAATCTGTATTAACGAATCCATTTGTATTAGGTCAGAGGTTAACCTATGACATTATAGAATATTTAAGTTCAAGGTTTGGTTTATACAGGGTAAATTTAGCGACTATATTATCTGAGATAATTTTTTTAGGTCGTGCCAACTTATGGAAGAATCAGAAGGTAAGTGTTCAAGATTTACTGAAAGCGATAAGTTTACAACGAGAATTAGAGGAAGGTGGTTCATCCAAGCGAGTAATGGAAGAGATAGAAAAACTATTGACCATAGAGGAATCAGAAACAAAAGGAGAGAGTGATGTTAGAACAAATCCAGGACCCCAAGAAACGGGCATACTTCCAGAGGATAAAGTATCAACCGATAGAGAAAGCGATACCAATACATAATTCAAAAGCACAGATAATTTTACTTATAGCAGGTAACCGAGCTTCAAAGACAACGATTTGTGTTAAAGAGGCGGGGTATTTATTATTACAGCCAAAGAAAAACATTTGGGTAGTAGGAGTAGATTATGGTAAAACTCATAGATTTATTTTCGGTGCAGGTAAAGCTAAAGGAGTATTAGACGATTTAGTATCTTTCTATCCAAATTTAATAGAGTCTTACTCAAAGAGCAGGCATAGATTAACTTTAAAGAACCGTTCAGTTATTCAAGGCAAATCTGTATTAAAAGAACAGACTTTTGTAGCTGAACCAGTAGATTTAATTGTTTGTGAAGACGCAGTAGATTATCCTTCGGGTTTTTATGAAACCTATATCAGACCAAGAGTTATTGATACTGGTGGCAGAATCCTAGTAAATTCTATTCCACCGTTTGATAATTCAAAAGAAAATTTAGTTTCAACTCTAATAGCTCATTCAAAAGTTAATAAAGACATAGAAGTTTACCAATGGTCAACTGAAGATAATCCTTTTGTAGATAAGTCAGAGATTCTAAAGTTAAGGTTAGATTTACCGCCATCATTACAAAAAATTATTATAGAAGGTCAGATTCCAGAATCTAACATCTCACTTTTTGGTAATATAAGAGAGCAGATACATTCAGAGCCAATAGATTATATTCAAGGCCATATTTACCAAGCAGGTGTTGATATTGGTTGGACCAATAACAGAACAGTTTTAGCAATCTCAGATTTAACTGATTCTAAACTGGTATTACTTGAGATTCTACCTAAAGGTCTCTCTGATTCAAAAATTATCTTTGATAAAATTTTAGCTTACCTTGAGAAATACAATTTCCCATTAACATACTGGGATATGACAGGAGCAGGTAATATCTTCTATGAGTTATCCAAAGGTTATAATTTCATTAAACCAGTATTAATCAGGAATAGGAACGAAAGAAATCAATTAATAAACTCTTTAATTTCAGCTTTTGCCAAAGGATATAGAATTTTAAATAATAAAACTTTAATAGATGAACTTGAGAACTTGACAATAGTCAATCGTATGGGATATTATTTATATAGACCAAAATCAGGGTATAATGACGATACTATAATGGCATTAGCAATGAGTTTAATAGGATTTAGTGATAAAATTACTAAAGGCAAAACAGAATTTATTAAGAGTATAAATTATTTTTTAACTCAAGAAGAGAAAGAAGATATTTATCAAGATTATATTGAAATAACTTAAAAAACAAGGAATAAGTAATGTTTAAAAAGAAGAGTTTAAATAAATCATTCTTAACTAAAGAAGTGACTCCCGCATATCCTTCTGAATTTGAAGATTTAGATAAAATAATTCAAGAAAAAGGCTTAAAATTTTATTCTAAATTACTTTATGACGAACAAGTCAAATTCTGTCTTGGTATAAAGAAATTTTTAATACTTTCAGGTGGTTGGGAAATAATACCAAGGGATGATAAACCAGAATCAATAGAACAAGCCAAATTTATACAGGATAACTTCAATTCTCTTAAGCGAGCTTTTTCAAGTGTTTTATACTCTATTCTAACTGCTTTAGATTATGGGTTTTCTATTAGTGAAATGATTTTTAAAGAAGAAAATAATAAATTAGTTTTATCAGATATAAAAACAAAATTACCCTGGATTTTCAGTTTTGAATACGATGATTATGGTAATTTAACAAAGATTTTTGCTTATGGTGAAGAGATTCCAAGAGAGAAATTTATTATCTGGTCTTATAACTCTGCTTTTGGACAAATTCAAGGTGAAAGTGATTTAAAAGCAGTTTATAGGAGTTGGTGGTTAAAAGATATCTGTCTTAAATTTTATGCACGATACCTTGAGAGGTATGTAACTCCAATTGTAAAAGGAAAAGTTCCATCTACCGCAAGTGATGATGAAGTTAATAAATTCTTTGAAATGTTAAAAAAGATTCATAATGTTTCTGTCTTAACTTTACCAAGGGTTGAAGGTAATGAACAATTTGATTTTGAGTTAGTAGAGACAAAGAAAGATGCTGGTGAACAGTTCTTAAAAGCTATTGAATTAGCTAATGAAGCGATTGGTAGAGGTTTATTAATCCCAGCATTATTCGGTGCAACTAAAGCTACTTATGGTTCTTATGCTCTCGGCGAGCTTCAATTTGATGTAGTTTATCAATTCTTAATTTCTATCTCAGAAAATTTATCTGATGAAGTTATAAATAAACAATTAATCAAGACTCTTATTGATTTAAATTTTACAAATCCATTATATCCCAAATTTAAGATTAAACCAATATCAAGAGAATTTGTTGAGAATTATTTGAAATATTTAAAACTGGACATTAAAAATGGGACTTAAACTTATTTTTGGTTCGCCAATGGGTAAGTTTCATCTTAGAAAAAAGATAATACAATATTTTCCTGAACACGAAAGGTATATTGAAGTTTTTGGTGGTAGCGGTGCTGTTTTATTAGGTAAAAAACCTTCAAAAGAAGAAATTTATAATGATATTGATAAAGATTACTGTTTTTTGTTTAGGTTCGTTCAAAATTTATCAGATGACAAATTTAAAAGGCTTAAGAAATACAATTGGAATATTGGGGATATTTCAAAAAACCCAGAAAAATTTTACAAACTTAAAAAAGATATAGAAGAGGGCAATTTCAAAGATGATGTTGATAGATTTGTAAAACTAATTAGACTTATCCAAGGAAGTTATGGAGGTATAGGAGAAACACCAAATTTAAAGCGTACTTCTCGTTATGATATTAACAAACTTCCCAAATTAAAAGAAAGGTTAAAAAATGTTAAAATTCTTAATCAGGATTGGAAAACAGTCTTGAAAAATTATGACACAAAGAATACTTTATTTTATCTTGACCCACCTTATACAGAAAGTGAAAAAGATAAACCATTAAGAATTGTTAAATTTAATTTTCAAGAATTTCTTGAATATTTACCTAAAATCAAAGGAAAATTTATAGCAAGTTATTCTTCTGATAAGACAAAAGATTTTCAAGAAAGGGGTTTCAAGGTAAAAAAAATTCTTACAAAAAGAACTTTGGACGGAAAAGATAAAAGCCAAAAAGAGTATGAGATTTTAATATTTAACTTTAATCCTAAACTAAATTCAGATTGGATTTTAATGCAAGAAGAGGATTTATTAAATACAGAATTTCCTGAATTTGTTTTAATTCCAGATTTTATTTCTATTACAGGTTCTTATATTTATGGAGATAATCCTAAAGATATTGATTTAGTTTTGAAAATACCTCAAGGTTTATTTGATTATATTTATCAACACAATAGAGATATATTTGATGCTTTAATTTTAAAAACGCAACGAATTTTTAATCAAGGTAAAAAAATAAATGGAAAGAAAATCCATTTAATTCCTTCATCTATAGGTGCAACTTGGGACAATTTACCGATTTATGACCTTGTATTAAGACCTAAAAAACAAGAGGAAATTGAAGTTATAGATGAACCAGATTTCAAAAAAATTGCTTTAAATTATTATCAAGAATTAAGAAGTGCCACCCCAGAAATTAAAAGACAAGCAGAAACCAGTAAAGAACAAGATAAAATTGAACTATTTAGATTCTTTTATCCATTAAAAACTAAATTTCCAGCCATAATAGTGAAAAAAGAGAATAATGAGTTGAATTATAATGATATTATTGAATTCTTAAATGAATCTAACATTTCAATAGATGATGTTATAATTCAAAAGAAATATGATGGTAATAGAGTAATCTTCCATATTGATAATAAGAATAAAAAATACAAAATTTTTTCAGATGATGGCAGAGAAATTGATATAAATAAATTCCAAAAGACAATCCAAGAATTCCAAGAACTAAATATTGAGAATGCTATTTTTGATTCAGAAGTAGAGAAATGGACTGAAGGTAGACATTGGAATAGGGAAGATGTAGCAGGCTACTTACATAATTCAACTGAATTTGATGATTTTGGTATAGTAGCCAATATTTTTGATGTTCTTTACCTTAATGACCAAGATTTACATAACCTACCAGTTAAAGATAGAATAGCGAAACTTGAATCTCTTAATTTTAAACAATCTACTATAGATGTACCAGACGACAGATTCCATTTAAACTTAACCCCATCATTTAAACTAAACAAAGAAAATCTTATAAAATTGATAGAAGCACCAGCAAGTGAAGGTGCAATGATTAAATGGGATGGATATTCTTTAACTGGTAGAGGTAATATGCTTAAATATAAAATTTATGAAGAATTGAAAGTTATAATTTTAAAACAAAACAAAACTAAAACTAAAGGAGTTTATAATTATGAGATTGGAATAGGTTTTGAGCCTGATGATAATATAGACCCAGATGAGATTGTAAAGCTAAATGATAAATCTTATCATCATATCGGTAGAACTTATAATACTACACTCAATCTAAAACCTGGTGAAATTATTTCAGTTAAATTTCATACGATGAATCTTTATACAAATGACTATAATAAACTTCATATCTATGAGCCTATAATTTCTGAGAAACAACCTGAAGAAGTAGACCCAGATTACTTTAAAGAAGTTATTAAACAGACTCAAATTTCTGGATTGTTAAAAATTAAAAAACTCTCTGAATTTATAGAAGATTTAAGAAATTATAATCCTAAACAAGTGAGTGATAAAGTATTACTTGATGACCATAGAATTCTTATGGCTTGGTTAGCTAAAAATATTGATAAATACCCTAAAAACTTGATTGAAGAAAAATTATTAGAGATATGGCGAGAAATTGAGAAAAGAGGTTTTAAACTTAATCCAGATAAATGGAAAAATGAAAGAGCTAAAGAATTATATAAAGTTTATAAATCAAAATATCAGGAATTTAAAACAGATATAGATGAGTTTTTAATAACTCCAGATGAAAATAAGGAATGGAGTTATGTAATTCAAGCACATTTCCGAGGTTCAACCGTGCATTTTGATTTAAGATTAGAACGAGAGAATGATTTATTAGGCTGGACTTTATTAGTTCAAATAGAAGATAAGATAAAAGAACCAGTTCTGAATTTAGACCAAGCTAAAGAATATATCAAACAAAAAGATGTATTTAAACTTGATTTAGAAACAGGTAGACCTTTAAAACGAGAAATAAGAGGTGGTGTAATTCGTGAAGCAGAAATCAGAGCTATAAAGAAACTTCCTGAGCCAAAAGATTGGCTTGAGTTTGAAGGTGTATCAGCACCAAAACAGATAGGTGGAACTGCTAATTTCCCAGGAGTATTTCTAATTATAGACAAAGGTAAAGTAGAATATGGAGCAAAAAAACCAGGATTCTACGAATATTTCTTTGATGGCAAAATATTAAAAGGCAGATATATTTTTAGAGCTTTAACCAGAACAGAAAATTTACAAGAAAATATTTTACCTCCAGGTGAAGAAGAAGAGACTCCAAGAGAGAAATATTATTATGTAATGATAAAACCAAAAGATGAAACCCCTTATGTTATAAGTAAAAGAGCAGTTAAGAAAAACTATATTCCTGAGATTAATAAATCAGAGCTACCTAAAAATATTAGAGAGAAAATTCCAAAAGATTTTCAATACTGGAATGAAAAGACTCCAGATAAAATTAAAGAATTAAGAGATAAATTAGTTAATGAGTTAGATAAACTAAAAATTTTTAAAGAAGGCGAGTTATACTTATGGCGAATTTGGTGGAAACGATATACTAAAGATGGTAAACCCGTAATAGTAATCCGATGGGGTCCTTCAACTGAACTATTTCTTTTAGATATTGAAGGGAGGAAATTTGAATGTGAATATAATCCACTTGAAACTCCTACCTTGGCTATTGAAAGAAAAATTAAGACTAATATCAAGAGAATTAAGCATAAAATATTGGATAATAAATCTGAGCTTAATCCAACAAAAAACACAAGAGCTACAATGGAATTAATCACAAAAGATAGTATTAATATCTATGAATTAGGTCTTGATTTTATTAAATTTGGATGGTATGATAAACTTATAGTAGGACAACGGATGGATAATGATTTATGGCAATTTACTATTCAAGATTTACCATCTATTGACACAGAAAAAAAATAAAATTAAAATATTATAAAAAGGAGGCTAAAATGATAGAAAACATTCTGAATAGTTTAAATGAGTTTGAAGATTATGATGAACTTGTTTCTTTTATAACTAAAAAAATGACTGAATTAAAAAATAAATTTAATTTCAAAGATTTTATTAACTCACTCAAAGAATTGAATTCTGATGAAGAAGTTGTTAAACAACTGAATGAACAGATTCAATTATTCCAAAATTATGGATATCCAGTTTCATTGATTTCACAACTTCAAGCTATAGTTGGATTAAAGAAGAAAGAAGAAATCATTAAAGCACTTGAAGATTTAATCTCAAAATTAGAAGGTTATGGATATCCGCCTACTTGTGGTTATCCTTCTTGTTATGGATATCCTCCAATAGCAAAAGCATCTGAAACTGTTAACTTAACTGATATTGAGATTTTTAAAGTCGGTGACTATGGAACAAAAGGCAAATATACAATGGAAGATTTAGAAACTATTCTTAAGAATTTCTATGACCTAAAAGATAAGCTCAGAGTTCCTGTTAAACTGGGACACGAATCTTTTGGATTTGAAATGCCAGCTGTTGGTTGGGTATCTGATTTAAGGATAGACAAAGATAAAGGTGTTTTATTAGCTGATTTCAGTTATGTTCCAAAAACAATAGCTGAATTGATAAAAAATAAAGCTTATAGAAATGTATCAGCAGAAATATACTTGGATGAAATAGAAGGTAAAAAACCCCCAATTTTAAGAGGAGTTGCGATTTTAGGTGTTAGTCAACCTGAAGTTAAAGGTCTTGAAGAATTAAGAGTTTTATATAATAACGAGGAAAAACGAATTTCTATTATAAACTCTGAAAATCTTAATGAAACTAAAATTAAAACAAATGATGAAGTGGAAAAATTGAAAATGGAATTATTAAATCTAAAAACTGAAAAATTTATTGAAGAACATAATGAAAAGATTTTGCCTAAAGATAGAGAATTGGTTAAAACTATCTTAATTAATCTTGATAAAGAAGATAAATTTGTTAAATTTCAAGAAAAAGACCTGAAACTTTCAGATTTATTTAAACTATTTATTATAAATTTGCCTAAATTAATTTATTATGAAGAGATAGTCAAACAAAAGGATATCTCTGAAGATGAAAAAATGATTTCTGATATAGAGAATATCAGTAAACAGAAAAATATAAGTTTCATAGAAGCTTGGAAAGAATATATTAAAGAAAAAGAAATCTTTAAATAAACAAGGAGGGCTAAGATGGCTATAAAAGGCGAATTCTTAGGTAAAATTATTCCAGTAGTTAATGATTCACAAGCAGTAATAGAGCCTTATAGGGTTCTGACTTATAATGCAGGTAAAATATCAAAAGCGGCAAGTAATTCAACTTTTTATGTAGGAGTCTCAAGTTATAATAATCTTTATGGAACAGATGGCGAAACACCAGACGGCGAAGTTATTGATGTAGTTATTGATGGAGTTGCTTATATAGTTTCTGCTACTGATATTACGGAAGTTGGAACTGAAGTTTATGCAGCTAATGATGGAAAAGTTGATATAGAAGGTAGTTTAAAAGTTGGGATTGCTTTAACTACAGCAGAATTAGATGGATTAGTTTTAGTTTTACTTAAATAAAACAAGGAGGTAACAAATGGCTATAGTACTTAATAATCAAATTTTACAGAAATTCGCTCTTGAATATAAACCTGCTGAATTTAAACTTGGTGCAGATAGGATTTTAACAAAGATTCCAGTTAATATTACTGGCGGGACTTTTATAATTAAGCCTCAGTTTGTGCCTGAATATTTGGATTCTACTGCTGGAGTTTATTCAGAATCACCTACATTCAGACCTGAAATAAAGATTAGCACAGGAACTTATGAAACTAAAACTCATAGGCTTAAAGTTCCTATTCTTGAGGAAGAAGTAGAGAATATGAACGAGATTGGTATGACAGACTTCGCTATTGAAAAGCTAAAAGAAATTAAGACTTCTTTACTGCTTGAAGAAGAATATCAAGTAGCTCAGATTCTCAGTTCTACATCAAATAAGACTACTCCATCTATTAAATGGGATGGAAATAGTCCTACAATTGAAAAAGATATTCAGAAAGCTATTGATGCCTTCAAAGACCAAGCAGGGATTTATCCAAATAAAATGATTATTCCTCAAGTAGTATGGAATGTAATAATGATGGATGCTACTTTAAGAGAATTATTCAAACTTATTCCAGCAAGGAAAGAACAAGACCTTGATGTTACTTTAATCTTCAACCAGAGATGGAATTTCTTACAAGAGATTATTATAGTGGATGCTTCTATCAAACTTACCAAGAAAGGTAATGCTACTGATATTTGGAGTGATAATGTATATCTAATCTATTCAGTTCCAAATGGCACGAAATCTACATTCTCAGCAATTGGAAAATTCATCAAAAAAGATTGGGAAGTAAAGAGAGTCAAAAAAGAAGACCCTGAAGGTGAAGATATCATATTGATTTCTCAGTATGATATACAAGCTTTATGTCCAAATGCGGTGTATAAACTTGAAAATGTATTAACTTAATAATTTTATAACTAAATGGGAGCTGGATTATTCAAGTCCAGCTCCCGATTATCTAAGTTTTATGAAAATTAACAATGGGAAAATATATAACTCTTCAAGATGTAATAGATACTTACAAAAGATTGAAGGATTTTTTAAATCAAGGATATATCACAGAAAATCAGATAAATATTTGGATTACAGAAGCAGAATCAGTAATAGATGCTAAATTATCAAAACGATATACTCTCCCTTTATCCTTTGTTCCTGATATAATCAAAACTCTTGCTTTAGAATTGACCGAATATTTTTCTGAAAAAGAATTACATACTCCTACTTCAAGTGGTGATGAAGTGAGATGGTTATATCCGAGATATGATAGGATAATGGAAATTTTAGACCAAATAAGTCAAGGTAATTTAATCTTGGTAGATTCAGATGGTAATCCGTTAGAGATTTCAAAAGTTAAGCTTAATATTTTAACTTCAAACCATCTTAATATTAAACAGATTTTTTCAATGAAAGATTTTGAAGAATTAGAAATAGACGAAAACTATGGCAGAGATGAATAATAACGAAATAGAACTCAATGGTGAATTTGAACCTGAAGGGATATATATTTCTACTGGTGAATTACAGAAGCTTCAACAATATATCAAAAGAGCTTTAGACGAAAGAATTAAAGCTTTTTATGATAAAGACTTTAGAGCTGGTATCGGTGGAATTATAGCTAATGATATTATTTTTTGGTATCCAAGATTTTTAGAATCTTTAAATAGGAAAGGTTTAAGTATTAGATTTTTCAATAGTATCAGAAGGTATTGGAGTAGAGGCGTAGATGATATTTTCAAAAATTGGAGACAATATGGGATTCCACCATTATCGGAAGAAGGCATCAAAACCAGACTGAAAAGATATAATCAAGGCATACACGGGAAAATTTCAGGAATTGTCAGTCAGAGAACAAAGAAAGGTGAAAAAAAGAATAGAAAAACTCAAATGCGGTTAAATCTTACACCACTTGATTTTACTGGTAGATTAAAACAAAGCTACAAAAATATTAGAGTTTCAGGCAAAGATTTTATATCAATTGAAAGATTAGAAACAAAAAAAGGAGACACTATCCGTTTACGAATCAGACCACCTGATTTATCTTTTCATTTTTTAAGTCAAGATAGACAATATGATAGTAATTTAACTTTATCTCAACTTGGAATAGTTCATTATTTCGGTAGTGCTTCTAAGAGGCTACCAAGTAGGAAAATGATACCAGTTAGTCTTATTAAAGACGAGATGATTTATATTGGTGGTAATCAATGGATAAGTGCCGAGCAAACAGATTCAAAAAACATATTATTTAATCAAGTTTTAAGACCAGCAGTCAAAGATTGGGCTAATGAATTAGCAAAACTTAAAGCAAAGAAAGAAAAAACTAAACAAAAGACAACTGAAGCGAATACAGAAAAACTTCTCTATGATTTATTTAAGAAATATTTTAAGCTTCCTGAGGCTAATTTAAAGAACTTTGTTAATCTTGTGATGTCAGAAACTTTAGAAAAAAGCTCTCTTGAAATAGAGGAGTTTTTGAATAAAATCATAGATTTTGCTAAAGATTCTTTTATTGGTAAGCGAATTACTTTTATAGAGCTTGTAATTAAAATTCTTTATCCAAGGGGTTAAAATGAAATTATTTAAAGTATCATCAGATATTTTGAATGAAATCTATGATTCAATAAAAAATGCCAATATCAAAGATTTAGATGGTAAAGATTTAAAAATTGAGATACTTGATATAAATACTATGGAAACTACAAGCCCTTTTCAAACTCCTATACTATTTATAACCAAGACAATTTTTCAAGGCGAAAGATTACAATCAGACCAAACTTTACTTAAAATCCCAGATACTATTAAATTTAATTTAAACCTTATGCACTATCATATCAATTGGTCTCATCTGAGAGAAATCATAGATGATTTAGGAGATAAAATTTTGGGAGTGTTAAAAAATTATGATAGTGAACTAATACTTGACAAGAGCATAGATATTGAAGTAATATATAATACAAGGAATGAATCATTTTTTGGAGTGATAAACTTTATATTGACGATACAATTAAATTTAAGTAAAATAGAAATATAGTGAAAAAGGAGGTTTAAATGGCTAACAAATCTTATATTCTGAGTAATCCAGGTATATTACTGATTAAGACAGAAGGTGGTTCATATGTTCCAGTAGGATTTACAAGAGGCGGAATAGCAATTACACCAGCAAAAGATATAAGAGAGATAGAAGCTGACCAATCAGATTATCCATTGTATTATAAAACTTCAAGAAAATCTGCTACAATAGAATTTAGATTGCTTGAAGTTACACCAGAAAATTTAAAGATGGCTTGGGGTGAACCTGGTAAATCTGGAGATTCAAGTGGGACTGTTACGCTTGGAGTGCCAGAATCAATTCCAATGGTATATAGTATTAAAGTTTATGCACAAAGAATGGATGGTCAATATGTAATCTTTGAGTTTACTTCTTGTATTTCCACTGGAGCTGGAGCATTTACTTATTCAAAAACAGATGAAGGAGTTCTTGAAGGAAGATTCCAAACTACATTTGATGAAAACTTAGGCGGAATAGGAACTTTTAACGTATCAAGTTCAACATAATTTAAGAAAGGAGGTAATTTATGATTGAGGATTATCTTGTTCGTGGTAGTTTTGTAATTAAACGAGTAGAAGATGGGTATTTAATTTCTGATTTAGATTTAGTAGTTTTACTTCTTTCCTGTTTTGATGATTTTGTCTGTTATTCTGCTGTATTAAATCCTAATAACCCAAACCAAGTTTTATTTAAAATCACTGGTAATTTAGATAAACTTGATAAGATTCTGAAATCTTTAAAAAATATTCAAGAATCAGTAGTTCAACTTTCACAGCAAGAAACAGAACGAATTAGTTTTGCTAACAAGATGAATATGGTAAGAAATCATTTAAAGATTTTAATTGATAAAACAAAAGGTCAAAAATGAGATTTTTAGTATTTGATAAAAAAAGCCAAGTGAAATTTAACAATAATTTTCTGGGTTATTCAAGGGATTGTGTAGTTAATTTTGATGATAAAGTAGAAAATTTTTTTAACCAAAAACTTAGTTATCCAGTAGAGACAATAATAACTGAAAGACAAGTTTCTGTTTCTATTCAATTATTAGAATATACAAAAATCAAGGACTTATTAAATAGTCTGAATTCAATAGGTCCCCTTGAGATTCAAGGTATTTTGATTGGCAAAGGTGTGGATAGTTTACCAGTAGGTAAACAGGTTAAATTTATTTTATATAAAGCAGTTTTAATTAACTATAATGAACTTAATTTTTCTGATTTAGTGAATCCTACTTTCAAGTTTATTGGATTATATGATTTTGTAACTAATAAAGTTTGGGATATGATTGAAGTATAATTTATTATAAAAGGAGGTTTATTATGGATTTTGATTTTAAAGATTTATTAGCAACTGAAAAAACACTGAAATACAAAGGCAAGACAATAACTTTTAAACCATTGAATACAGAAGATTCTATAATTCTAATTTCATTATTAACAGAACTTGAAAGGTTTGATATCATAAATAAAGATGAGTTTTTTGATTTAGTCAATAAATCTACTGGGATACCAAAAGAGATTGTTAAAGAGAGCTCAATTGGATTTAGAATAAAAGCTCTTGATACTTTGCTAAATTTAATTGATATTGATTTTTTTATAGATGGGTCTCTGGGTTTAAAGAAGCTGATAGACAATCTAAACAAGATTCTGATAATCAATCCAGAAAAACCAGAGACTACTGGTTAAATATTATTTTTTATTTAGTATTCAATGGATTACAATTAGATTATGTATTAAAGAAAATGACACTAAAACAGATGATTATAACATATGAATATCTAAAGAAAATGAAAGAGAACGAACTAAAAGATTTGAGTTATTTGATATTTCTTGCTATAATAGGTTCAAGGACAGAAGAAGGTTTTAAAATATTTAAAGAATTTTTAGAGGATAAGAAAGAAGAAACAGAATTAGAGGTGATATAATGGAACTACCAATTAATGTAAAGGTTATTGTAAGAACTTTAATGTCAGGTGAAGGAATACAAAAGATAGGGTCCTATATTTCCTCATTCTTTAAAGAACCTTTAATCAAATTCAAGGAGTTTCAAGCTTCAAGGGCTGAAAAATATCTATCTGAACGAGAAGCAAAAATAAGTAAAGAAGAAGAAATTAGAAAATCCTTCCTTGAAAGAGAAGCTAAATTAATAGAGTATATCAATAAAGAAATTTTGCCTTTCATTCAAAAATTACAAATGGCTAAATATTTAACAGAGGACCAAGCAAAAACTTCTGAGACAATATTGAAAGCTTTGAATACTGAAAAAGAATTAAAGAAAACTATCACAGATATGGACCAAGCTAAGACGATAGCTCAAAAAGTTCAGAAAGAGTATTATGAAAAGTATGTAAAGCAGATTATAGAAGAAGAAAAATCCCAAAAAAGAATCCAAGAGATTGAACAAAAACGACAAGAAGGATATAGAAGATGGTTAGAACAAAGACGAGAACTTAAAAAATTACAGGAAATCTCTGAGACCGTTAGACCAATAAGAGAACTTGAATTAAGGGAAAAACGACCTATCCAAAGAGAATTAATAAGTTTTGGTTTACCAACAAAATTTGTATTAGGACTTGTTCCAGGCAGAACAAGGGAAGATATAGAAAAACTTAAATATTTGTCTGAGACTTATAAAGACTTCTTACGCTCAAAATTTACTGAAAAAGAAGTTGAATTAATTTTGAAAAGGCTCTCCTCTGAAAAACTTGAGAATTTAAGAAAACAATATTTCTTAGGTGCAGAACAAGCAAGTTATTTTAGGACTATTCTTAGAGAAGAAAAAGAAAAGATTAAATTAGAAAAACAAGCAATTGCTGAGAAAGAAAGAGCCAAGAAAGAAGAATTAAAATTACAACAACAATTAAAACGAGAGAAAGAAAAAGAAATACAAATAGAAACTTCAAGACAGATTTTAATTGAACGAATTTCAGCTTATCGTGCTGACCCAAGAATACGAAAATTTATAGAACAACAAGGTGAATTAAATGAAAAATCTAAAGAAGAACTTCAACTAATCTTATCTAAAATTTATCAATTAAGAACAGTAGAGGGTATTCTTTATAGACAACGACTGGAATGGGATAGAATAGGTAATAGCTTAAGGTTTTTTGGAATGATTCTTTCTGGTATCTGGTATAGTGGAATAGCTGCGGTAAGACAGTTCTCAGTTGAAGTTTTGAAAGGACAAGGTGCTTTAGATTTAACTCAAAAACAGATATTATCGCTTAAATATACTACAGGAGCTTTAGGTATCCAATTTGATGATTTAATACAAGGCATTGGAAACATTTATCAAGCTTTAATCTCAGCAGGACAAGGGACTTCATTTGTTGCTGAAAGAGTAAAAGAAGCCTTAGATAAGGTTGGGATAAGTTATTATAAATTAGGTGAGGAAATGAAACCTTCATATGAATCATTTTGGCAGGTAATATTCGCACTTAAAGAATTAGAAGTTCAATTTGGTAGGTCTTGGGTAGCACAGAAACTTCTTGGTACTCAATTTGAAAGATTTGCTCCACTATTGGGTTTAAGCACAGAAGATTTAAAGAGATTAAAATCAGAGTCAGAAGATTTTGCTAATAGAATGGTTATTGATACTGATGCTATAGTAAAAGCTAATGTGAATCTTGGTAAAATAATACAAGAATTGAAATTAACTTATATTAAAATTTTTGGTGATATAGTAGCAAGTTCAAAATCATTTTTTGAAAAATTAAAAGACATCACTACAAGTATTGCTGAGCTTTGGGTAAAATTACCTAATGGATTAAAATCTTTCGCAGCTTATGCTTTGATTTATTTAGGTCCTGGTTCCTTTGTTTTAGGTTCAATAGTTAGGTTTGGAGATACTTTAGCAAGAATAATTAATTCTTTACCTGCTTTAGTTATTGGGTTTAAAGAAGTTTTTGTTACAATTTCAAGTTTAGTATTAACTCATCCAATATTATCTGGAATAGTAGTCTTATTAACTGCTATTGGTGGTGCTTTATCAGGTTTAATAGAAAGGAAGAGAAAACAGATAGATTTAGAGGCACAATGGCGTGAAAAAGCAGAAGAGGCTTATAAATCATATGCTCAAACAATCCAAAATTTAAGTAAAGCTATTGAACAAGGGTTCAGACCAACTAAAGCTTCAATTACTGAATTAAAACAATCGCTTTTAGATTTAGACAAAGCTATGGTTAAATACTATAGAGGTGAAATAAAAAAAGAAGAGTTAGTTAAAGCTTTTGAAGTTATAAAATCTAAAATTACACCAATTACACAAGAATATCAGGACTGGTTGAAAACCAGAAGATTAACAATATTAACTGAAAATGATGTAAAGAAAATCCTTGAAGAGACTGAAATAAAGATTAAAGAAAATAATTTATCTCTCAAGGAGCAATTTTATATTTATGATGAGTTAAGCAAAAGAATTATTATTGAAAATTTAAATCAAGAAACTATAAATCAAGTTCTTGAAAAACGAGCTTCAATAATTAAAGAGATTCTTGGAAAGTTTGAAGAATTAAGGAAAGAATTAACCAGGTCTGAAGGTGAGATTCCATTTATTAAAAACTATCTTGATGGTTTAAACAAAATCAAGGAACTTGAAGAATATATTCCAATAATCAGACAAACTAAAGGCATTCAAGAAACAATTAATGCTCAAAAACTTCTTAATGATTATAGACTAAGACTTCAGAAAATTTATCATAGAGAATTCTTAGAAGCTGAATCTAAAAATTTATCAGATATAATAGATTTAAACAAGCAATTAGGCAGATTTATATCAAAGACTTACTATCAAGCAAAAGAAGTAGAAGCTAAAAGACATACTTCTGAATTAGAAAGTATAGAACAAACTTATAATCAAGCTATTTTAGAACTAACTCAAAAACAATCTTTAGATGAAATTCCTAAAATAGAGCAACTTAAAAATCAAGAAATTGAAAAAGAGCACAAAAAACATATACTGAATTTATTAAATTTAGATAAAAGACTAATAGATGATAGAATAGACTTAATGAATAAAGAGTTAGAAGCCTATGAAATTAGACTCAAAGACAAGGAAATTTCTGAGAAAGAATTAACTGATATTTATTCTCAAGAAAAGAAAATCATTTCAGACACAATTTCAGATATAAGAACTTTAAGTAATTCAGATTATAGTAGAACTAAAATAAAGGAACTAACATTAAAATTAATGGAGCAAGAAATAGAATATTCAAATAATTTAAGGCAAATCCAAGAGAGAAATTTGAAAGATTTAAAAGATTCTATAGAAAAAGAAACCAAAGCATTTGAAATTAGAAAAAGGTCTTCAAGTGAATACTATCAATTTTATTATACTATTTTAACTAAGATACGAAACTATGAAGGTATAGTAGACCAAGATAGAAAAGAGTTAATGGATGAATATTATAGAAAGTTAAGAGAGGTTGAAGAAAAAATTCTTACTGATAGACTCAAAAATTTAGATGATTTAATAAAAACAGAGACATTTACTACCGAGTATAGAAAAAGTTTGATAGATTCTTATGTGAAATATTTGGATTATGGTTTATCTAAAGGATTTTTAACTTATCAAGAATTTAATGAAAAATTATTAGATATAACTATTCAAGGGTATTCTAAAATCTTAAAAGAGACTGCTTTGATGGACCCATTTTCATCTATAACTGATAGATTAATAAATTTCGGGAATTATATTTTAACTTATTTAAGCCAGTATAGAGAATCTATTCAAGTTTTACTTCCTGAAGAAAGATTAAAAATATTTAGTCAGATATTAGATTCTGTTTCAGAGCATATTAAAGAACAAAAACTAACTTCTGCTGATATAGAAAACATCTTCAATCAAACAAAATTTAAAGAAGTTATTACTAATCTTGGTGATATTTTAGGTTTAGCTCCTGAAATTATAAATCAATCCTATGGGAATTTACTAAATAACTTAACCACAAACAATCAGAAATTAATAGATTTAATTAATCAAACAAAAGAAATTTTAAGAGATTCATTTGAATCCATTATCCAAGATTTTTCAACTGGTTTTTATTCTCTGACTAATTTAACAAGTCAATTAATAGTAAACTTCGGAGCCAAACTTAAGGAGTATTTAATTGATAGATTCATTAACCAACTTAATATATCTGAAAGAATAAGGGAACTCTTTAATAATCTCAAGCAATCAATTTCGTATGATGAAATTACAAAATTCTTTTCAAATTTAGTTGATGAATTAAGTGTTTCTTTATCTAATTTTCTTACTCAATTCCAAGAATTATTTGATAGATTATCTATAGACCAAGCTATACTTAATTTTAAAAAACAAACTTTTGATAATATTCTTAATATATTCAAAGAATTTATTGACAACTTATACCTAAAGGGTCAATCAATAGAACAAGCTTTCTTAGATTTAAAAATAAACATAGTGAAGTCTTTATTGAAACTAATAACTGATATAATCACAACCTCAAAACTATTAACTCCAGAATTTATGAGAAATCTATCAGAAGCTATTGACCAAGCATTACAAGGTAATTATGTATTACTCAGAAGATTAGTCACAAATTTCGCTGATAAAGTTTTATCTTTACAACCAAGAATTCAAAGAATCTATAAAGAAGTAGTATCTGCTTTTGGTTTGACTATAGAAGATATTTCAGATTCAATTAGTGAACCAACTAAAAGATTAAATAATTCAATCCAAGAATCAGTTTCAAGTCTTGAAGAAAGTATTACTGAGGCTGGTAATGAAATTTCAGAGTTTACTGATAGTTTTGCTGGTTTAATTGAAAGTTCCCGTTCAAGATTAGAATCTTCTATTTTATCAAGAGTTCTACAATTAAGATTAAAAGCTGCGGAGAGGAGTTATCTTTTAAGAACAGGTGAAGCTAAAATCTTGGGTAGGATTCCAGGTTTTGGTCAAGTTCCTACTTTACTTTCAGAATCACCTGTTATTAATAAAACTATAAATATTTCTTTCAAAGGTCTTTCTTTTAGTGAACAGAAGAAAGTATTTGATTTATGGCAAGAAAAAGAAGAATTTTCTAATTTAACTAAATGGGATTAAATTATGAATAAAGTAAAGTTAGGAAATTTAGATTTAGATTATAGGTTTAAGTATAAATACAGACCAAACAAAAGATTAGCTATTGAGAAAACTATAGATTCTGTAGTAGTTCAATCTTCTCCATTTGTTTTACAAGATACTTTAATTGAATGGGAATATCCTTATGCATCAAGTTCATTAAGAAATTATATTCTGAGTCTTTATCAATCAGGTGCAGTAACAACCTTTATAGATTATGATAATCAAAGCTATAATATAATGTTAACTGCATTTGAAGAAGAAGAAAAAAATTCAATGTATAATTTAAAAGGAACTTTTATAATAATTTCAACTTAAAACAAGAGAGAAGTTCAATGAGGAATAATGATATAATAAAGAATGAGTATGAAAGGGTTCCACATACACCGAGATGGAGTATAGAAAAGGGTGTTTTTCTAACTCCAAATATTCCAATTGTATTTGACCCACCATTACTACTTTCACCACTTGGAGCTGAAATTTCAATATTTTGTTGTCCATTACTCTGTTATAGACACCCAACTTGTAATAAAATCAAGTTTGAATGGACTTCAATTCAAGGAACAGACTATTATGAAATCCAAATCTCAGATTCAACTGATTTTTATGTAGTTCAACCTCCATATGATATTGGAAATTGTCTCATAACTAAAATTACAAATAAGAATTATATTGAAATAGATTTATCTCAGGAATGTTGTCCTATTGTATATAAAGATACTATTTATTGGCGTGTAAGAGCTAAGTTTAGTGGTTTATATTCCAGATGGTCAGCAATTGGTTCTTTTAGATTAAAGACTTCTTGGTGTGGAGAAGGTTCTTGTATAGATGTTCCTTGTGGCACTTGTGAAACAACAATAGAAACTTGTACTACTTGCGATATTTGTGATACTTGTGATGTTAATGATGCCTGTAAAAATCTTTGTCAATCTTGTGATGCTTGGTGTATGACTACTAATGATACTTGTTATGCACCTGAGAGTTGCACTCGTTGTGAAGGTTGTGATACTTGTGATACTTGTGATAGGTGTATGGTATGTGAGCCTTGTGAAAATTGTCAGAGTATTTGTCAGGCTTGTGAGCAATGTGATATTTGTGAAATTTGTCAGAATTGTGAATCTGTATGTCAAGGTTGTGATACTTGTGATATTTGTAATACTTGTGATATATGCCAAAGTTGCCAGAGTAATCAATCTACTTGTCAAGTATGTGATGCTTGTGATATTTGTGAAAGAAATCAAGGTTGTAATACAGGACAATGTTCTACTTGTTTAACTTGTCAAAGTATATGTGAAGTATGTGAAACTGATGTCTGTAGAAGTGGTGAGAAATGTAGTACTCAATGTGAATTATGTGAAACAGGACAAACTTGTAGTACTACCTGTGAAGTTATATGTCAAGTCAATTTAGATTGTTGTCAAGTATGTCAGTCTTGTGAGCGTTGTGATAAATGTGAGAAATGTCAGAATTGTGATAGTTGTATGTCTTGTCAACCTTGTGAGTCTTGTGAGAATTCATCACAAGGAATTTGTATTGTATGTGATGGCGAAGTTTCTTGTCCAACTGATAATTGTGGTAAATGTATGGTGTGTGAGCCTTGCGAGAAATGCCAAACTTCTTGCCAAGGATGTGATACTTGTGATAGTTGTGATAAATGTGAACGAAATGAGGTTTGTAATACTTGTGATACTTTACTTGAAAGATTAGTTAATGTGGATTGTGTTTATAATATAGCGACAATTCAAGATTGTGGTATTTGTCAAAATGCTTTTGACAAACCCACTATTTCTTGTAATGCGAAAACTTTATTTAAAAAATATAAAGTAGAAATCTCAAGCTTACTTGATAATCAAGGGAATAAAATCCATCCTAATTTAGAAGGGATTTTTGAAATACAATGGTATAGGTGTGAAGCCCCTGGTCAAGGAATTACAATACCTGAATTCCTAGGAACAAAACAAGTCCAAAATTCAGATGGTTCAGTATCTTTTTGGGGTGTATTTGTTTCAGTTATGAGTAACCCAATGTTTTATAGGTACACTTGGTGTTTAAATGTTCATTATGAAAAAACTAAAATTGGAGAATGTGGTGAATTTGATGTAATATTTATTGAAGAGGACAGTTCCGAGCTTTTTAAGGGTTGTACTGGTAGTTGTGATATAGCTGGAATATATAGTTGTGGGACTCACTTTTATCCCAACCCTGGAATAATTGCACAAATTCTTTATGTTTGAAAAAAGGAGAGTATAGATGGAAAATAGAGTATCTGGATGTTGTCCTGAGAAAGATACAGGTCTTTGGATAACGAATTTAAATTTTTGGTTAACCAGTGGGTGTAATTTCAGGTGTAGATATTGTTATGAAAACAAAATAAAAGATTTACCTATAAAAACAGCAGATAAAGAGATAATAAAGCAGTTATTAAACTGGTTTTTTGATGATAGAATCTCAGGTAAAAACAATAATTTAAGTTTAAACTTTTTTGGTGGTGAACCTTTATTATATCCAGATTTAATAGAGTTTACTTGTATAGAAGGCAAGAAATTAGAAGCTAAAACAGGTAAAAGAATTTCATTCTCAATGACTACTAATGCTTCATTATTAACGAAAGAAATGGTAGAATTTTTTAAGATTTTCAATATGGGATATTTAATATCTCTTGATGGTGATTTAGATACTATGTTAAGATGGCGTGGTATACAGGATTCAGAAAAAAACTTAGAAATACTCAAACGAACAGAAGACAATGCGAGACTAATTTATCAACTATATCCTAATCTTACTACAAGAATTACATTACCAAATTCTGAATTGAAAAGAATATTTCATAATACTTTATATATCTATTCACTGGGTTGTAATAATATTTCAGCACATATAGTAACTGATGGAGCAGGTGAGATACAATCAGATGGAGTAGAAGACTACAAACAACAAATGGAAGAGATGTATTATTGGTTAAAGAGTTTCTTGATTAGAGGCCAAAAGATTCCATATTCTACTGTAGATAAATGTTTAAACCATAGAGGCAATCCTTTAGAACAAGGTGCTTGTGGAGCTGGAAAAGGATTTTTAGGGATAAGTCCTGATGGTGGAATATATCCTTGCCATAGGTTTGTTATATGGGATGAATGGAGATTAGGTGATGTATTCCATTATGAATTAGACAATGATAAACGAAAGATTTTTATTAATTTCAAGCGTAAAAATTTAGAGAGATGTTTGAACTGTGAATCAAAGACTTGTCACTCTCAATGTTATGCTTCAAATTATGCTAAATTTAAGAATATTTTTAGTATTCATCCGCTATATTGTGAAATAAAGAAAATAGAAGAAAAAATAGCAGATAGATTAAAAAATGACCCTGATATTATAAAAAGACAGATAAAGACTCAAAAAAATAAGATTAATGATTTACAAAATAAGAATCTTGAAATTAACCAAAGGTTCGAGGAATTAAAAAGGAGTTTGATTAATGGCAAAGCGAATAAGGAATGATTATATTAAATCAATTCAAATGTTTTTAGGTGATGATAGTTTTGGAGATTATGTGCTTTTAAGGTTAAGTAATCCAAGAAAGTATTATGAATTAGAAGATTTTGACCAAGTTAAATATATTTTAAAAGCAGGATATAGAACAATTGAAGGTATAGATGAATTATTGCCAGTATTTTCTGGTTATACTTTAATAGGTAAATTAGACCAGGCGGAATTACCAAATGAAATAGAAGTATCATTACAGAACAGATTTTTTATGTTAGGCAGGACTGAGTTAGGTTCAAGTGAATTTACAGGCAAGACATTATCAGAAGTTTTAGCATTTTTTAAAAGAATTCTAAACTTAAGAGATGATGAATTTATAAATTTAGTTCCATCTTTAATTTTGAATAAAAAGATTATAAAATTTCCAGATACTCCAATGAATTTATTAGAAAGTTTTAGAAGTATAGCCGAAGCTTTCAATCTATGGGTATATTGGGACTATGAAGGTAGATTAGTAATCAAAGAACGAGAGATTCCACAACAGCCAAGTTTTACTATTACAAGTGATAAATCTAAAGTAGAAGTATCTATCAAACCATTTAAGACTGCCAGTAGAATAATAGTAGTAGGCAGGCATTTATATTATTGGGAACAACAAGGATATATCCAAGTAATAGGCAGTTATCCTAATAGTGCTTTAGATTTTGCGAAAGTTGGTGAGTATGTTTCTTATATTGATACAGGTTATAAAGAATTAGTTTATAAAGTAAATCCTGCTTGGGCTACTGAGATTGTTTTGTATCCTAATTTTGCTACTTGTGGAGGTAGTTCAGGACAATTATATTCTTCAAGATTTACTTTAATAACTCAAACTAAAGCCATAATAGAAATAAAAGTTATAAATACTTCTTTGTATGAATGTTGTTTAAAGTCATCGGACCAGAATATATTTAATCAAATTTTTTTTAATATTATACTCAAGGGTTATGTAATAAGGGACGATGAGAAATACAGCAGAGTTTATACTGAATATATTGACACAGACTTACAAGCCAAATATGGTGGTGAAATCATTAGAAGAATAGATAATGAATTAATCCCTGATTTAGAAATAGCAAACAGAATATTGAATTTTGAAAAGATACTAAATAAACTTGAAATGTATCCAGTTAGAGTAACAATTCCATTAAATCCATTAATAGAGAGATATGATAGAATAAAAATAAAACTAACTGGTACCGATGAATTTGATATGTTAGTTACTTCTATTGAACATAATTATGAACCTGATTCAAGTCGTTCTTTCACAATTTTAAATGGGTATAAAATAACTTAATTTTAAGGTTAGACCTCTTTTAAAAATAGGGTTTTTAAAGCATAGCAAAGCAATACAGCCAAGATTTTTAGTCAGGTAAGGGTAACATACTTACCTGACAAAAATCGTGTCTTTAAACCTTTATTTTTGAAATATTAGAATTAAAGAAAAAACTGACTTGACATAAAAAACTCTATGATTAAAATTAATTATAATCAAAAAAAGGGAGGTGAGATAATGAAAGAAAAGATAGAGATTACTGATATAGCATTAGCAAGTGCATTAATAATTAAAGGCAAAAATTTAATAGAAGTAAGGAAAAGAGGTAGATACTGCACTTTTATATTTGAAAAAGATAAAATACTTGAAGGGTTAGTAGAATCTTATTATAAGGATGAATTATTGGTCTCAGCGAAGAGATTATTTCAGGAATATAAAACTTTAAAACAGATAAGATTCAATTTTAAAGGAGGAGAAAATGGACAAAAAAATTGGAATTATAATCCCCACTAAAATTATCAGAAAAGATATTTTATTAAATCTTCTTTCACAGTTAGATTCTCTTGGATTAAGTGAAAATATTTTCTTAATGATAGATAATTCTGAAAAACCTAAAGAAATCTTAGAAAGATTTAGGAAAATAAAATATAAAAATTTTGATAATTTAGGTTTTGGCAATTTAATTAATCAAATTCCGAAGTTCATTAAAGCCGAATATTACTTAATAATGAACGATGATATTATAGTTTATCCTGAGTTTATAGAGGATTTATTAAAAGGCATAAAAGCAGGTTATGATATGGTAGGGCCTACAAGTAACTATGTTGGTGGGATTCAGAGTAGAAATTATAAAGTATCTGAAAATAACTATAAAGACTTAGCAACTGAAATCTCTAAAGATTATTCAAAAAATTATATAATAGAAACTTCTTTTCTTTCAGGATTTTTGTTTTTAATTAAATCAGAATTACTTGAAAAATACAAAATCCCAGAATCAATCAAAAATTTCTATACTGATAATTATTTATCTTACAGATTATATTCAGATGGATACTCTTTAGGTATTATTGAGAACTGTTTTATTTATCATTATGGTAGTTTAACTTATAAATCTCTTGGGTTAGATACTTATAGTCAAGACTTTCAAGAATATCTAAGAATAATAAATTCTTTAAAAAATTCTGATATCAGAATAGCAGGTTTATTAAGGACCAAAAACTCAATGGAATACATTAAAAAAGGCTTTGTGAATAAATTTTTAGCTTTGGTTGATAGGCTTTATGTAGTAGATACAGGTTCTACTGATGGAACTTATGAGTATTACAAAGAATTAAGTAAAACAAAAAACATAGTTTTAGTAAAATATTCAGAAAAAGAAGATTTAGAAAGAAGTTTTATTACGGAATTAGCTTACAAAGATAATTATCAATGGGCTTTATGGTTAGATTCAGATGAGATACCTGATAGATATATAACAAAGGACTATTTAAGAAATTTAGCTAGTAATTCTATATTTCCAGAAGTAAACTCATTTGTTTTTAGAATTTTAACTTATTGGCGAGGAAATACACATCATAGAATAGATGGAGTCTGGGGTAATCTTTCAGGAGCAAGATTCTTTAAATTAATTAAGAATAAAACGAGTTGGATTACTCCTAATGTAATGGGATTGCATTGTAGTCCTTTGGTTTGTCTTGATAATTTCGGTAAAAGATATACTTCAAGAAAGATATTACATTACGGCTATGATAGTTATGAGAAAGCATACTCTAAATTTAAGTTTTATTCTGAAATAGATAAAGATAAAAACACTCTTTTGATAGGAACACCTGATTACTCACATTTGATTGATGAATCTAAAATAAGTCTTATTCCTGTTAGAGAGAAAACAGTTGGTTTCTTCTGTATTACAAAACAAGATTCCTTCAATAAAAATTTCTTTAATCAATTACGACAGAATTTTAGTTTATTTGATGAAATAATCATAGGTATAGATGATAGGTCCTGTAAAGAAACTATTGATTTACTGAAACTAATGAATGTGAATTATAGATTATTTAAATTTAAGAATTTTAGTCAAGCTCGTAACAAAGTGAAAAAGGCTTTGAAAACAGATTTTATATTTTTTATGGATGATGATGAGATATTAATAAATCCATTTGAGTTTATGAAACTTAATGAATTGGAAGATTATTTATTCTTGTTTGAAATCTCTAATATTATCCAAGAAGATAATATAGAATTTAATTCTTACTCAGTAAGGCTTTTTCCCAACGATAAAACCTTAAAATTCAAAAATAAAATCCACGAAGTAATAGAAAGTAATAAATATAAATTATATTTTGCTGGTAAACTTTTATATAATATTAAAGAAAAACCAAATTTCCAGTATTATAGACAAGAAATTTTAAAAGATAGAACTCCATTAAATATGGCTAAATTAATGATAGACAAAGCACAGTTTGATAAAGCTTTAAAATATCTAAATAAGCTTCCAGATTCTAATATTTATAAAGAATATCTTAAAGCTTATATTTATTTAATTAAAGCTTATTACTCTTTGAATAAAATTCAGTCTTTTGGTTCAAGAGCCATTTTTATCAATAAAACCAGAGCCTTAGTTAAAGATTTATTAAAGGAATACTTAAAATCTTGACAGAAATAGTTTAAATAAATAAAATAATAGTAAAATACAGGAGGAAAACTATGAACTTAAGATATGAAAGAAATCCTGATGGTTCTTTTAAAGCTATTTTTGTTGTTACTCCTGAAGGTGAGATACCACTTGAATTTGAAGTTAATCCTGATGGGACTTATAAAGTCATTTATTCTACTGCGATAGGTAATGTTTATCTTGACCAATTTATTCAATCTTTAGCTAATGAGAATGCTAAGATAAGATATAATTCAGAAACTAATACTTGGCAATATACTACTGATGGAGTGACTTGGAATGATTTTGGTTCAGGTTCAGGTGGAGGACAAGAGACTGACCCTATTTATACAGCAGATAAACCTAAATTATTTGATAAAACTATTGATACTTTAGATGATATCACAGAAGGGGCAGAAAATAAACACTTAACTAATACTCTTAAATCTCAATATGATGAGGCATATATTCATTCACAAAGCGAACATCCATTTGGCTTAGTGGGAAACAAAGAAGTTGATGAGTCTAATTTGGGGGACGATAAAATTTTAGTTTATAAATCTGCTTTGGACAAACTCACTTATGAAACAAAACCAAGTGGTTCTGGAACAGATGAGAAAGTCAAAGCAACTTCAACAGACCCTCAAGCAGGATATCTAAATGAAAAAATTGATGATAATCATTTTGAGATAGTAGATAATAAGTTGAAGATTAAAACGGGTAAAGTAGGAACAAAAGAAGTTGATGAAACAGATATAGGTAATGATAAGATTTTAGTTTATAACACAACTACTGATAAACTTGAATACCAGACAAAACCTTCTGGTGGTAGTAGTGGCGGGAACTGGCCTGGTTCTTATCCTATTGTTAGTGCTGATATATCAAATGAAGCGGTTATTACTTCTAAAATTCAGGATGGAGCAATAACAACATCTAAAATACAAAATGGAGCAATAACTACTGATAAA